CCCCAGAGTGGTTGACCACCAGTCGCCTTCTTCCAAACGCTTGCGCTCTACGGGATCCAGCGCCTGCAGCGATTGCCGATACGACTGGGCATCGATGCCAGGATTATCGGTAAGGAGTGACGGAACGAAAACTCGACCGGTGGTATCGCCTTCCACGATGAAGCGTTGCCTAACCCAATTGGGCGCGGGGTTGGAAGCGCATCTCATTCTCAGGGGAACCTGCGACAAGGGGCCTGAGGCCGGCCGACGCAACCGAGAAAAGAGGTAGCGATAATCATGCTCCCTGATTTCGGTGACTTCATCCATCCCGATGAACTGGAATTCCGCACCCTTGTAACGCAGATAGTCCTGACTGTTATTTAGGTAGCCAAATGAGATTCGTGCTCCTGACGGAAACGTGGCCACATACAGGGAGCCATTCCAAGACACGTCATCCGCTTGAGAAATCCATGTTGTGAAACGGTCCATGATGGCGCCGGGTAGTGCAAGGTCGGCATAGGTGCGACGAAAGATGATGGCGGAGTAGGCCGGTACATCCACATATTGAAGTGCGGCCATCAACAGCGCTGACGACTTACCTCCGCCAGCCGCTCCACCGAACAGGCCCTCCATGGAATAGGTGCGTAAAAACACCTTCTGAGTTAACGAGGGTGTTTCCGGGCAGTACGGAGACTCCTTCGGCTGCAAGAATTCTAAGATGCTTTCCCAATCAGCCATGTGTGCAACTCCAGTCCTCATACATTCTAGAACAGCCCGACGGGTGCGATAGGGTAACGCACATGAACTGGCTCCGAGTCCTGTTTAGTCGGGCGAATGCGGCAAATGCTCTGATGGTATCCTTTATTATATTCACAAGCATCGGTGCGTGGATGATTCGCCCCTCGTGGGGGCTAATAGTCGCTGGCGTGTCATGTGGAGTCCTTGGTTTTCTATTAGGTCTTGAGTAAATATGGCTTGGAATTCTTCTCCAGAAACAAAATCCCATCAGATGGCAGCGGGCCGGGCCATTGTCGGTCCAGGTGCGCCCGTCGCCCAGAACCCCAGTCTGGCTGGTCAGCCATACCGTGATGGGTGGGACATAGAGCGAGCCCATTCAGAGGGCATGCAGAAGGTCACATGGGTGGCCCGCTGCGTTGACGCCATCGCTGGAAATCAAGCACGCCTTCCGGTCATTCTTCGAAAAGACAATGTGCCCGATGGTGAAATCGTCACAAGCAAGCGCGTAAGAAACGACTCCATTCTGAGCCTCCTGAACACCAAATCCAATATCGGAGAGAACTCCTTTATTTTCCGATACAGACTGTCAGCCCAACTCCTCATGGGAACGCGCGGCGCATTCGTTGAGAAGATCCGAGGGCGGGACGGTCGCATCATCGGTCTCAACCTTCTCCCACCTCAGGCCACGGCCCCCATTCCTCACCCCAAACGATTCGTCTCCGGGTATGAGGTCGCCATGCCGGATGGCAGGAAAATCATCATGCCGCCCGAAAGCGTCGTGTGGATTCGCAGGCCGCACCCACTCGACCCGTACCTCTCCATGACTCCAATGGAAGCCGCCGGCGTGGCTATCGAAATCGAAAACCTTGCCAAGTTGTATAACCGAAACTATCTCCTCAATGACGGTCGTCCCGGAGGACTGCTCGTGGTCAAGGGGGAGATCGACGACGACGATAGGAACGAACTCAGAAACAGGTTCCGAGGGAATCTGGGCAAGGCCGGTGCCACGACCGTCATTGCTGCTGATGACGGTGTCGATTATGTCGACACCTCTGCAAGCCCCCGTGATGCCGCTTACATTCAGATGCGTCAAATCACAAAAGAAGAGATTTTGGCTTCGTTCGGTGTGCCTGAGTCGGTGATCGGTAATGCCTCTGGGCGAACTTTCGCCAACGCCTCCGAAGAGATTCGGGTGTTCTGGAGCGAAACCATGGCACCTCACCTCCAACACATCGCTCGCGCCCTGGATGAGTTGGACGACAAGCATTATGTCGACTTTGACCTAGACGAAGTTCCGACCCTAACGATGTATCGGCAGGAACGGTCACGCTATGTGCTCCAGGAATTCCAAACTGGCCTAATCAGTGCTAACGAATACCGAGAGGCAACCGGGCGCAAGATTGTTCATTCCGAACTCGGAGACTCCCTGTTACAAAACCCGAACCTCACCCCCATAGCGAACACCCACAAGGAAACGGAACCAGAACCCAACGTAATGATGGGTCCGGGCGGAGGGGGAATGCCAGGAATGCCAGGAGCGCCCCCTGGAGCGCCTCCTGGGGCTCCCGCCGAGGGAATGCCACCTCCTGGGGCTCCGCTCGATCCGAACACCATGCAGGGCGCTATGGCGGCCCAAGCAGCAGGAGCGCCACAGCAACTGTCTGACGAATCCGGAAGCATGGAGTTCAAGGACGCTCACTCAATCTCCGCAGATTCCGACTTGGATAGATGGTCAGGGATTTTGGACCGAAGCATTGAGCGTCTGTTCGAACGTCAACAAAGAGTGGTTCTGGAGAAGGCCGGTGGCGCCAAGGCCAGAAAAGCACTTTCCAAAGGAACTCTTGTAGTCGACTTGCTCATGCCTCAAGACATATGGGACAAACAAATGGATGAGGATATTCGTCCAGTCCTGAATGCAATTGTTCAAGATGCGACAGGATCCTATTTGGGAAAGTCGGCAGAACATTCTCCGCCTCTAGCCGAAGATGTTGTCACTCATGTCAACTCTCAAATGGACAGAATCAAATCGATCAATCTGGATAGCAGAGAAGCGATATCCAAAGAAATCACCTATGCCTTGCGCATAGAAGAAGATGACCACCGGTTGATAGCATTCAAGTCTGCCCTTGTGGGTCACTTTACTCACCTGTTGGCAAAAGTGCGTCCAAAAGTTGCTACCAGCGAGTCGCGTAGGGCTTGGAATCTAGCGGGTTAACGGCCCTTTACAGAAACTAAAAGATTTTTCACATCATTTTACAGTTGCCTGCCACCGTCGTGCTCTATCATGACTACAGAGCGACAGGGAGTTATCTATGCCTGTAGGTATGGAAACAGACATCCAAATCAAAGCGACCAACGGCCAGGTTAGTGTTAACAAGGCTCAGGGTATCGTTGAGTGCTTCGTGGCCGGCATCGGCAACAAGGATTCTGTCGGCGACATTATCCAGCCGGGAGCCTTCACCGGCAGTCTTCAACGGCGAAAGCCACGCGTCGTTTGGGGTCACAACTGGAACGATCCCATCGGGAAAGTCCTGGATATCCACGAAGTGGGACCCAGCGACCCACGCCTCCCAGAAAAAATGAAAGCGGGAGGTGTCGGGGGCCTATATGCACGAGTTCAGTTCAACCTCGAATCCGAGAAGGGTCGGGAAGCCTTCGCCAATGTCGCCTTCTTCGGAGGCGAACAGGAATGGTCGATCGGCTACAAAACGATCAACGCCACATTCGACCCGGTTAGACAAGCGAACATTTTGCATGAAGTGGAACTGTACGAATGCTCCCCCGTACTGCATGGCGCGAATCAACTGACAGGAACCATCTCCGTCAAGGGTGCCAACGCTGCTGTTCTGGAGCGTCCAGATACAGAAGCCGACGATCTTGAATTCACCTTCGATGATCTTTATGAGAAGGACGGGATGCTCGCGATGATGCCCGTCGAGACTCCACGGACTGAGAACCTGTCCGATCAACACGATGCCAAATTGGAACTGGAGTTGCAATCCCGTTCGCCACAGCCGATCAAACTGATCAGCACAACCGACGGTGTGGCCATTTTCCAGGTCCAACGTTCCGACAACGGGACGGCCCTGTACCGGGTCCACTTTCATTACCACCCGGATTGTGGGTTCATGTTGGGTCAGCCCGAACGAGTTGCTCCACAAATGGTGTACGCCCCATTCAAGCCACCCGGAGTTCAAGCGAAGCCACAAGTGAATCCGGCCAATCGCTACGAACACACCCCTCAAGAAACGGTCATGCCCAGAGTCATGCGTATCGTTCAGAAATTGGACAGCGACGACAGCGCAAAGAGTGACGCGAACTGGATGCCGGGAACTGATCAACTAGTTATTTCATGCAAACTTGAAGACGCTTTCGTCACCAAGTCACTGCTCGATCCGATCATCGACTACCACGGCGTAATCGCTGAGGTGACCGAAGAGGGAATCGTCATCAAGTCGGGGGCGACGCCCGACTTCATCGAAGCCGTTGAGACGGCTACAAAGGCCTTAGGCCGGAGGCTTGGTCGTGGCCTTCCCCGAGGCGGTGGTGGAGGGTTGGGAAAAGTTCGTAGGGCCGGAGCGGCCCTTCGAGGCTTCGATCCAGACTCCAGAGACGCCGACATGGACATGATTGTCCAAGAAGGCACACCATGGGAGCGACCAGCAGTTCCTCGCAAACCCGGGCCATCTCGTGGCTTTCGTTCCAGTAGACGCCTATTACAAGGACGCAATTGGGACGAAGAGGGGGAAGAAGAAACCCCTGACACTCCAACCCCGGACGCCCCAGCAGAGGGCGTCGCCATGGATGAGCGCCCCCCGTCCAAAGCACGCATGGGGAAAATGTCACGCGATGAATACGAAGCGTTCCGTGCTGATCAGGCCCGAAAGATCATTGAGGCTTACGGAATTCAGGACGTAAGCGACCCCCTCTACCCCCATCCCGCCCTGACCGAGTTCGACACCTTCGACAGGACCGAACTAGTCCCCATGTCTTTCTTCGAAGACATGCCGGGCAACATCGGCGGCTCAGTCTCCAATGGTTGGGATGAAGATGCCGCTACTCGTGCCGGAGAAATGCGTACTTGGGAATTAGAAAACGACTATGAAATAGAGGCTTTGGACAAGTTGACGGAGGACATCCGCACCAACGGCATCAAGAATCCGTTGATAGTCCAATACGACCCCGAAACCGGCGACCTGGCTCTTGACGAAGGCAACCACAGGCTGGCTGCCGCACAACGACTGGGCATGCAGGTTGTGCCGGTGAGGATGATCAGGCAAACCTCATCCAAGCGGAGAGGCATTCGCGGTCCCAGAAAAAACATTCCCGCTCGAACAAACAGCAGGGGCGATTTGGTCGCTAATAGCGGGGAACTTCTCGACGGCGGTTTTAAACCTTCCGATATCGGCATCGCCGTGGAGAAGGTGACTCCTGAAATGAGGAGGCTGCAGATGCTGGTGGTTGCTCGCGGCGGAAGCAACCAACAGAGGGAAAGGAGTAAGCGACGTTTTCTCGAGTGGGCGGCTCCCGACGGGGGTTTGGAATCCACCAGAAACAGGTCTGATCTCCGGGCTGCCGAAGTAGCCCCAGACAGAGAGGGAGGTCGGCGGATGCAACGAGGGGCCTCCCGCACCCCCAAACCCGCTCGTGACGAGAGGGTTGTTTGGAACAGAGAAACGGAGACTGGTCTTGCCAGCCGTCGGGCCGCCGATCTGCGTAGTCAGGGCTTCAACGAAAGAGAGGTCACCGCCCTCTCGAACCCTCCCCCGATGAAGCCAGCAGGATTGGCTTCCATGAGAAATTTCCATGGCCAAGACGCACACAGGAATCTGCGAGATCTCATAGGCGCCCGTGAGGCAATGCTTGACTTCTTGGTAAAGAATCCGCATTTCGATGCGACCCTAGGTCTCGACTATGACCTCGATACTCGCAAATATCCCTCCCTGGAAGAATTCCCCGGTGGCGAAGCATCATGGAATTCGCTCATGGATGACTGGGACACACTCAGGACCGAATACGACAATATTCTTGGCGGGTTCAGAGAGGAAAATCACGACCTCGAAGAAGCGATTGAAAAACGCAACGAGGTAGTCGGAGAACTGCGAGACCTTGACGAACAACTTAGAGATCGCATTGACACCATCACTGACAAGTTGGCACCCAGCCAGTTGCCGAACGGCGCATACGTCACAGATGACACAATCAAAGAGTTCTTAAAAAACGACGACTATGACGGCCTCCGGGCGTTGTTCACTCCTGAATATGTTGTGGGAGAGCACAGATCCCCCAGGGACAGGGCGGGCTACTTCGAGAATCTAGAAACTGACGACTCCGATGGTAAGCCCCACTGGGAGTCGTCTCTCGAATACGAGTGGAATGCAGCGCGGGACCTCAGAAAAGATATGGAGGAAAAGGAACAAGAGCAATACGGCGCCGAAGAAAGTGTCAGCCAGCATTCACGGAATGGGGCAAACGAAGTTCTAGAGGCTGCCGAGAAGGTCGACAACTACGACCGCAACATGCGGATCGAAACGCAGCCCGATGAATCAATGATTGCGCGAGCAGCGAACATGGAACCATCAAGACGGCTGGACGCAACAACCGGGAGCCTGGAGACGTTCACGCCGACCGGTCAGGGCTTCCGATCACAGCGAGGCCGTGGCATGGGGGAAGACCACGACATACCCACGTTCGGCAGCACAGCCATCAGCCATGCGCATTACAGGGCAGGCGATGAAGAACTCGTACTCACCTTCAAAGGGGGACGCACATATGTCTACGGAGGTATTTCTTCCGATAAGGCCGCCTTCCTGCTGCCAGAGCACACTGCCAGTCTGGGCGAGACCTTCAACGACCACATCAAGGGCACGGAGGCGTACCTCATAAAGCCCGACGGCACAGTTGTTGACAGGATGGGCCTCCCCACCGAAACACCAACTCTGGGTGAGAAACTGAAGAGGCACACCAATAGGGTGAGGGACCACAGGGGACTAGATAGGGCGGAAGCCGAGACCTTCAATAAAGCCCAAAAGATCCTCGACGGGAAAGAAGCCTCCCCCGCCATCCCCGATGATCGAGCGCGTCTGGTTGACGAACTTCACAACTTGTCCAACAACCTGCGCGGCGACGGAGAGCCGCATGTCGCAGAACTTTTAAATAGTGCTGCCGTAGCGATTAGATCCGATCCCCGAAACCGGGTCAACGCCCACCATGGTGGTCGAATGGAAGTGTCTCTTTCTGAAGAAGAGGTCGGTGAAATCAGTGATGGGCTGAAGTCCACGCGAGCCAAATACGATGGACATCCCAACATCGAACGCGGTCTAACTGCATACGATGAAAAACTTCGGAATGCCAAGGGCGGCAAAGTCAGTCTGGATTCTGCTGAATACAATCAGATTCTTGAATCGTATGCCCGTCTTGATGCGGTAGATCCAGATGGCTATTTCAAACCTGGCCGAGATGTTCTCGAAATGGCGGCCTTCTCCAAGAAGGGCAAATGGGTTTCTCCTAACGTCGTCAAGGACACACAGTTCCCTGACCGACCGCATGGCTTTGCTTCGCGGCGTCCCAACAACGGTGCACCTGCAGATATCACACCACGGCTTCAGGGTGATTTGGTTCATTGGGCACGGCAGCAAGGTGGCTTCCATGTAGTTCAAGACTTGGTTCGACGTTATGACCGTGGCGGGGAACAGTTGTCACCACGAGATTGGATTCGGCTCCACGACTATTTCGCGAACCACAGCCCAGCCGGCAGGGGAATGGCACGGTACGGGGAACGTCGGGGTTTTCGATCATCCAGGGAAAAGCCCGAGATGTCTAGTGGGGGCCTGAAGAGGCGCGACGAAGCGGTAAACCAGGGTCCCGGGCAGGGGCGATTCGTGGGACAAAAATGGGAGGAAGTCAAGCCGGAGAACTGGGATGAACTGAGTCTCGACGAGCAGGCAGACGAGTTGATGATCAATTTCAATCCTCGCTCCAGCCAGCCACAACTCTTTGACTGGCCGCCCCCCGAAGAGCGTCTGAGGGCCGCTGACTACGATCGAATTCTCGGCGAAGTGTTTGAACAAATCCAAACCCGGGACGAGCGTGCGACTCCGAGTCTGGCTGTTGCCAGACGACGCAGAGAACGCCGGCAGCGGATAGCCGATGCTGCTAAAACCTCACCTTCGCCACAGCGTCGTGAAAGACGACCTCAATCTCCTGACTCACATTCAACGACGCCTACGGCAGTTCAGCGAGGACTCGGCGACCTCGACCCGGGTCCTGGTGGCAAGCAACGCCGACTGTTGGATCCCGAAAGTGGGCGGAGCCTTACGGATCAGGTCGGTAAGCCGCTCTCTTCCGGAGGCGAACAGGCGGCCCGGGATCGTCGTCTCAGAATAATGGACTCCCTTGATGTCAACATCGGCACCAAGCGCAATGCGCTCGCGAATGCGTCAATGGATTCCAGGGCAGATGAGTCTCATGTCGAATTTTGGGATTCCCTACAGGACACTCTCGACGGAGATGAAGACCTGACGTTTGACATGGTCGAACGGCTGGGTGTACAGATTGACGACTATCTCGAAAATCAGAACGGTCGCACTTTGACCGAAGATGAAGATCGAAGTATGACTTTCGCCAGTCGCCTACGAGAGCATGTTAAAACGATCCGCGAAGAGTATGAGGACGACAAGTTCATCAAGCGTGGCGATCCTTTCGTTGAGGATGTGGACGACACGGCTAGGCGATGGGTTGGTACGGAGGCGGCGCCCGAGGGGGATGACGCTCCAGACGATCCCCAGGGGACCGCTCAGGTGTCAAGGGAAACTGAACCGGTAGGGAGGCCCGAGCGTCATCCCGCCGAGCGACGAAGCATGGAAGCGTCGCGGCTCACAGGTGACGCCGTTCGGGAAGAGCGCGATCGTAAGCGGACGGCCCGCGACAGGGAGCGTGTCCTAGAGGCATTGCGCAAGCGACCTGGACAGAGTGAGGATCCTGACGCCGACCTAGATGATATCGAATTGGAAGGGGTCGTGGATCTGGGGGGCGCCTTCCGCTCCCGACGGGGAGATCGGGAAACCCGACAGGTCGCAAGGGAGGGCAGGCGAGAAGCCCGAGACATGGAAAAGAACAAAAAGTGGAGGGCGAAGCGAGAGGAAAAGCGCCGTCAGCAGAAAGCAAAGGACGATCAGAAATTTGAGGAGCGTGTCGCTGCCCGTCAGGCTCTATCTCAAGAAGAACAACTTCGACTAAGGGCAGATGAAGACGACGTAATGGGGCAGATGAACCCGGTTCGAACGCCATGGGGCTTCTCTTCTCGACGCGATCGCGAGGGCATCGATCCAATTCCCGACCACCCGGATCGTCGGCGCGCTCAGGACGTAGCGAGAACGGGGGGAACGGAGGAGGAATTCCAGGACCAGGATTGGGCCGATGATCCAGATAGCGCGACAACGCCCAGTTGGGACG